CGTTCTATTTGTAAGCAAACTTCAAATAATCTTGATGACCATGCTGTTGATTATTTAGAAAGCCAACTATTTCCTGGTAGAGCCGTTTCACCTTTATCAAGATGACAGATACTTTTTTCGAGATTGTTTTTGAAGAACCTCCTGCTGAATTGCAACTTTCTACAGAATTAAAATGTAGAGAAATAATGAAATCAAATGATATAAAAAAAATAAAAAGATATTGCTGTGAACTTTTAAGAAATCAAGCGAAATGTGACGCTGTAGTAGCTTCAGCGTTGGGACGTTTAGCTGAATTGGAAGCAAAAATTATAATTCAAGAAAAAATAATAAAAAAAAAGAAGTTTAATAAAATAACGTATTTAATTCATCAATTCCTTATGAATAGACATATAGAAAAAGTTGTTAAAGACATTCTTCCTCATAAGCCTTAATTTCATTTAATTTAAAATCTTTTACCTGTAAGCTTGGTATTTTATCAATATCATAGTTATGTTTTACAATAGCGGATCTAATATCGTCAGTTATCCATCTCCCATCGTTAACTGTTAGATCTGCCTTA